CGGCTCCAGCCACGGGTGTCCAAGTTAACGGCAGAACATTGAATGCGTACTGCGGATTTGAAGAAGATGCAGCAGCAGTTCCGTTTGGCTTGACAGTCATCGCAACAGCAGTACCAGCATTCCAAGCGTCGTAGAACAACTTCTCAATCGTTGGGTAATCCTGATGCAACTCAAGTGTGATCGAGTTGTCTGCAAGACCTGCGATGCGAGTAACCGCACCAGACGAACCGAAGCTAGTTGTAGCAACTTCAGCCTTTGACAAGTTTAGAGTTACTGATGCAACGTAACTTGTGATGTCGGTGTTAGCCGTGCCGAAGGTGACCGCTACGTTTGTGAGAACTTGCTTTGCCATATTGGATACTCCTGCCTTCCGGCACTCGAAGATTTACTATTGAAACTCTACACGCTCGCAGGATTGCGTATCAACTAAGCGTACACCACCACACGGAAGTCAACCATGAGATACGTCGTGTCGTTGCCATCCAACGTGGAGATATTGCTGGCAGATTCAACGAGCAGGTTTGACACAACCCCACCCAAAGACCGATCCGCTTCCAACGCAGCACGAACCGAAGTCGCACCCTCATAAGACAGGAACCCATCCAAAGCAGTCTGAGCTGTACGTTCCGCAGACCTACCAACAACCACAGACACATTGAAAATGTGGGTCACTAACCCACCGCGCATCGCCCCGTTGTAAGTAATTGAATCCAACATAGGCCAAGCAAACGGAGCGTTCACATTGTCAGGTTGCTGAGCGTAAGCCCGTAAGCCTGGGATTGTGGCAAGCGCGTTGGAGATACCAGTCTTGATGTCTGTGACTGAGTAGCTCATGCAAAAATCCGCATACGACGATACGGTTCAACCAGCTGAGCCATATCAGGGTCAAGGAATCGAGATACACGAATAGCACCCAAGTCACCAAAGCCTGCCACTCCAAGTGGTGAGTCGTAGCGTTTGAAGATGCGTGAAGCCTGAATGATGGTGGCCTGTGTTACTGGCTCCGGCACAGCAGGCCAACCGAAGATGGCAGTCACCTGAACTAAAGCCTGGTCACCATAGTTGGCGTTGACCGTTGGGAACAGGTAATCGCCAACAGCACGAATCTTGTCGTAACTCCAAGTCAACCCATCAAGGTTTCCGTTCAACGGTTCCAACTGGTAATCCGAACGGCTCCATTGCAAATCAAAAGTTCCGTCAGCCTGGGTGGAAGTTTTCAAAGTCAACGCTGTTCCAGCGATGTCATCAATGGAACAGTAGAACGAATCCTCTGCCTGATAGACACGCGCTTCTGCTGTGCCTGTTTGCCAGAAACGACGATTGCAATAACCATCAATGAGCCGTGACGCTGCACCAACACAGTTATCAATCAGGTCGTCATCAATGGTGTCAGCCGTACCAATACGGAGAGCTGCCTTAACTTGGTTGCGTGTGGCATATCCATTGGTGATTGGCATAGTGACCTGATTCTAGTTGATGTTCGCAGCACCACGATACTGCACACCCTCAAGCGAATAGTTCACAAACGGATTCAACGAATACACCTGACACGAATACACATCCCACAACCGTTGCTTCATGTCTCGAAGATGACGCTCATACAAAGCCCAATGGCTATCCCCAGTTACATAACCGTCAACCCTGTCCTTGCCACCCAGCGAACCGCAGTCAGCCCCAACAAGCACAATGAACTTCGCCCCCATATAAGCGGCAAGGTGCATCGCCCCATGAATGCTCGAAGACCCGATAACCAACTGGTCATACTCAACAGGCCAATCCTTGTCATGTGGGTTGAACGACGTACCTGGTCTTCCAGTGCGCGTACCGAACGTGACAATCTTTGGCATGAACCCTTGAAACTCTGCATCAGTTCCATGCTCACGCAACGGGGTAAAGACTGCGATGGACTCATCACGTTGAGCTTCTTGAATTGAATCAGAGTGATAATGGCTGAAGCAGTAATAGTTTTTCATCCCAAAAACTGACCCAGAGAAATTGACTGCGATACTGAGTTTGTCGTCAAAGAAATCTGGTGACAAATAATCTAAGGTCGCACCTGACCCGATGACATAAATTGTTTCGCCTTGATGAAGAAGGTTGTAGTCCTCTAATCCCATCCCAGTTCCCTTCGTCGTGTTAAGTCCCAATGTCCGGCATCCGGCAAACCTGACTGCCAACGCAACGCATGAAGCGCAGCATTCGATGCGAAGCTCTTACCGTTGCGTTCCCCTAACTCTGGTGCCGAGTTAATCGTTGAAGAATTGTCGTGGCAGATTCGAGCGTCAGAAGTCCAGAACTGAATGTTCACCCGCTTGGCGCGTTCCTCAAAATCGTTGTCCTCAAAATACGCTGGCACATAACATTCCGAAAACAACCCAACCTTGGCAACCACCTCAGACCCAATCCACGCACAACACCAACCAGGCTGAGCCTCAGTCAACGTCACCGAATCAGGCTGACAATCCTTGTAGAAAACTTCTAACTCTCCAGGCTCAAAGTACGCATCCGAGTTCAGGATTATCCAGCCGTCAGCGTGAGGAGTTGCTTTAATACCGAGGTTCCATGATGGCGCAACACCAAGGTTGGTGGGCATAGACCACACGTGATAGTTCTTGACATGTCGACGGTCAATCACCCAAGGCCAATCATGCAACGTGGACTGCCCACCGTTGTCGATGATGATGAGTGTCTCCACCGGATAGTCAATGGATTGCAAGCAGCGTTCTAGAAGGTCATACCTGTTTAGGACGGGGACGATGATGACTGGCACCATTCCGACAACTCCTTCATGATTGGCTTCCAATGGCAATCAAATACGGCATCAGCCTCGTACTGGCTGGCAAAGTCCACAGCCTCCTTGCACACGCCTCTAGGGGCTTCGTAGGCCTCAATCAAGGCATCCACGATGGACGGCACCTGTGGGGTGCAGAACCAAGACTTCTGATGGCTATCCCAAAACGGTTGAATTGCCACAGCTGAACCAACGCCAACCAACTCAGGTTGAGCCGTGTAGTCAGAAACGATGACCCTGGTACCGCAGGCTTGAGCCTCGATGACAGGGATACCGAAACCTTCACCCATTGAGCAAGCGAGCAACACATCCGAAGCCGTGTACAACGCAGCCAACGCTTGCTGAGGGAAACCAGTCCGATACGCATACGGGTCAACAATCTTGTATTGCTCAGGCTTCACATTGCAAGCATCAAGAAGATGAACAAGGTTGATACCACCCATCGCACCATCACGCTCCGTGTGGAGATACAACAAAGCATCAGGACGATCTTGAGCGAAGATGGCGAACGCCAGAATGTTCTCACCAAAAGATTTGCGTGAAGGGTTCTGACCTTTGTTAGCAGCGTTCATCATCACAACAAACCTGTCCTCATCAACTTCCATGAGTTGTCTGCCCGTGAACTCACCACGACCATTACTCAACTTTTGTGTAGGAGTGAACACCTTCTCAAAGGCATGAGGCGCATACAACGCATCAACACCCGCGTTCTGCAACATGTCCAAACCAAACTTGGACATCGCAATCGGTTTCACATTCGGACGCTTACACCAAGCAACCACCTCAGGTGGGCAAGGCGCATGGTCAATCGGAACCCATGAAGCAATGTTTGGTACCTGATCCAACGACTGAGACTTCAACACCCACACATCAAACAACGTCATCAACAACGCAGGAATATCACGATTCCCATTAGCCCAATCCATCCAATGCGCAACCAGCACATCATCTGAATATGGTGACATCCCTCGTGGATAAAGTTTTATCCCATTCCAAATAGAGGCCATACCCTCGATGCCGTACATCGCATGGATTGCTACTTCGTGTTTTTGGGTGAGCCTTTGGACGACTTGCGCTGTTTGGGTTCCGTAGCCTGTTGGCGCGAACGGGGCGTTCGAGTACCAGAGGATTCGTAACGATTCGGCATCGGTAAATCTGCCAGCTCTGGCAAGTGCGCTGCTCCCCATCGGAGCAATATCTCTGCTTCCAGGTCTGGTAACTCGACCGGAGTGTTTTTGATTATTACGAGCATTTCCCACCATTCTCTCCTTCGCAGGTCGCAGGGTATAAAAAGAAATGAGGGTAGGTCGCCCTGCGTGTTCGACCTACCCTCAAACTTACACCGACATTGCTATCGGTTGCACTACCTCAAACCAATTATGGTTGGAGAAGGTGCTTGATGTGTGATGTCTGTGGCAAATCGCCGTCAACACGGAATGTCGCACGGAATGTCACGAGACCAGCATTGAATGCGAAGTCATCGGAACGATCCAAACGCAATCCACCAACCGTGCGCACGAAGTACGAAGGTAGGTGACCGAAGATGACCGACTTGGTTCCAGTTGCTACGTCGACCATTGAAGGGTTTTCGTAGATTGGCTTACCGAGCAACATGTCACGTGCGTCAGCTGACAAAGCAGGAGCAAATACATAGTTGCCTGCGGTGTCTTTGAGCTTACGAACTTGACCGATTGACTTGCCGTTCATCATGAATCCACAACCTGGGAGCAGACGAGCTGCACCATCAAGGCTGTAAACAAGGTCGATGAGGTTGTCTGCGGTGAACGCTGTTGCAGTTCCCGCCGTTCCGCCCACCGAGCTCGCCGTGACGATTCCGTTTGCGGTGTCCGTACCAGAACCAACAGTCAATGCTGAACCAACTGCGAATCCGAGTGCGTTACCAACCTGGTCACCCAAGAATGACAACATGTCAACGCCAGAGTCTTCAAGCAGTTCGGTTGAAACCTGCGTGATGAAGCTGAACTTGAATGCTGACAAGGTGATGAACGAGTTGAATACAGGATCGGATTCTCCGATTGCTGAACCTTCACCAGTTACGGTGCCAACTGAATAAGTTGACAACGATGGAATTTGAAGGTTTTCGCCACCTGTGGTGTTCAACACAGTTGAAGTCTCAAGTACCGGTGCGGTCAAACGAGCGCGCATGATTACTTGATCGTAGAACGATGTTGGAACTGGTGAACCTGTGCTTGACTTCAAGATGTCACGCTTCTCAAATGAATGGCTGCGCTTCTCACCTGTGAACAACGAACGTAGATTTGCTACGTCATCGCTGGCTGGAACGCCAGCAACAGGACGAACCTGATCGGCGATTTCACGGGTTGCTGAATCCATGCGGAGTTCGCGAGCTTCGTCTTCACGAAGTTTTGCGATGGTCTGTCCACGCTCGTCCAGTTCCTTCGAGATGCGCTCGTAGGTTTGGGTTTCTTCTGCTGAGAGGTCACGCTTCTCTGCGGTGGCCTGATCCAAGATTGCCTTGGCTTCATTCCATGCACGATTGCGAATCTCAACCTGACGGTCAATATATTCTTTCATGATGTTTTTCCTTCTCCCCGTAGGGATGAATGTTGAGTGTTTGGATACGCAGGGATTTAACTAAACCTGGTACGGCTCCGTACACAGCAACATCCAAGGAGGCTCCTCGCGTTGGACGCAGTACTAAAAGAGTACTAGAAGTTCTTTAACAATTCAAGATGCTTAGCCAACACACCAACGCTCGGAGGCGCGGACTGTGGTGTTGGTTCAAGTTTCGCAACCGTTTCACGCAACAACGCTGCATGATTCGGATCAAGTGTTTGACCTGCTTCTAACGCTGTGATTGCAACAGCGAGCTGATCGGCATCGATGCCGGTGCGGATTGATAACGCATCAAACGAACGAACCTGTGCAGAAGTCGCTGCATACGCTGGGAACCCAGTCACCACAGAAACCTCATACAAACGAATCTGCTTCAACTCACGACGGGAACCATCATCAGAGAAACGGTCACCACCTTGAGGAACCGTAAAGCCGAACGACATCGAATCCACATCGCCACGTTGCATCAGCACCGACAGGTCACGACCAACAGTTGTGTCAGGCAGATCAGCGTCAACGAACAAACCTTTTGAATCTTCCGTCAAACGAACAGTCTTAGATTTCGTGGTACCCAACAACATCGATGAGTCATGGTTCATGTACATACGGATATTGTTGCGCGACTTCAACGACTTAGCGAATGCACCAGGCATAATACGTTCAATGAACGGCAGAGGTTCAGAGTCAGAGTTGAATACCGCAGCATAACCAGAGAAGGACATCCCGTTCCCTGATGCAGCTGCACGAAGTTCAAACTGGTTGAATGTGATTCGTCTTGTTTCAATCTGTTCACTCATGCTGTAAATACTAACAACATCAGAGTCCGCGCTTCGAGTAGACCTCGGATGATCCTTTGGAAGAAGGTCGTTGTCACCAACATAGGCATCGTTCTCAGGTCTGCCGTTACGCAATAAATACAGGAACGCATTGACTCTTGCGTAAGACCATTGGTCACGGGTTACGCCTGGACGATGCGAAGTTGAATACGCCCCAGCACCACGACGGAACACGGTACGCAACATCCCAACCGTCGCACGTTTGCCAGGGTTGTCACCAACATTGTCGTTGTGTTCCTCAACCTTGTTCGCTAATCCTGTCTCAATCGCCTCAGACAACTCAATCGTCTTCTCACCAGCAGGAGCCTTCGCAGAACCAGGAGCGTTCTTATCTGAACCCGTGATCTGATCCTTCTTCGGTGCCGGAGCATCAGCACGCTCATCTTTAATCTGTTCGGCTTTGCCAGCAAACCAGTCCATCGCAGGCTGAGGGTTCAACGGGTTGATGCCCCACAGGTAGAAGGCCACAGCACCAGCACCAGGGAACTCTTCGTTGTCAGGGTTGGAGTTCTTTGGTGCATCCAAATCAACCATGTGACGTGCAGCCCAAGCATTCGAGCGAATCACTTTGTCTTCTGTGATCCGACCAGCAGCCATCTCACGAGCTTCACGAACTGTTGAAGCAACAATTCCCGCACCCGCCAACTTCTTCCCGTAATAGTCCAAGCCTTTACGCGCAGCCGATTTGATGTACTCAGGCAAGTCAAGATTGACCTGACGGTATTCATCTTCGTCTTCATGCTCGTACTCTTCTTCATGGTGAGGTTGCCAAGCGTTGCAGTAGAACCCTGCGTTGACATACGCATCCCACTTCGTACAATAAGCACGAATCTCATCGCCTTCGCCTTCAACCATGTCTTCGTTGTAAAACAAACAGTTCCCACACGCACGGCCTTCAGGCACATCTTCTGCTAATGCCGGACGATAGTTCTCTGGCAAAGCCCGCTCACCACCTGGTTCCATCTCCTCAGCAATAGACACAGCGACCATCTGGTCAATCGCATCCTGCTTCGTTTGATGGCAACCAATGACTTCGCCATCTTCCTTTTCAACAGCCCAACCAGCACAGTCAGCGTTCTTATCAGAAATGAAATATGGCATCAGACAGGCTCCGTCAACCAAGAAATAATGTGACCGTTTTTAGTTGAAACAGCGTAAAGCAAATCTGTTGGTGAAACCGTCAACTGCAACATCACGCCTTTATCCAACTTCAAACCATCCGTGATAGTCACAGCAGAACCACCAACATAAACAGCATCCGTGTTGTCGTTGTTATGAATCATCAGACGGTACGGGTTGCCCCCATACTCACCAATCAACACGCCGTCAATGACAGTCGCAGCCGTTCCGATTGATGTTTGCCCAGAATAGAACGCCATCAGTCAACCTGATAAGCCGAAGGTGGGTCTAAAGGTGCGACAGTAGAAATCTGTTGCAACTGACTTGAAGGCAAACCAGTATGACCAATCGCAGGCAACCCAACCGCAGCCAACACCTCAGCCGGATCAAAGCCAGTCAAAATCAAAC